CAATCCTTGTCCATTGGGTCAACCTATTTGACTAATCATGAAATGACTATGCTATCCAGATTTAACGATAATGCTCCATATGTATCTAGCGAATTATACAATATCAATGATATAGTTAAGAATATTAATGATGCACTAGAGGATTCGACATTGATTCTAAATAATAATATTCCAGTTAAATCGGGAGTCATATCTTTGGTATATTATGGTACCCTAAACAACCAGGATATAGTTATCAAGGTAAAAAGAAAAAATATAGAATACAATCTAATACGTGACTTGGATAATATACAATTTATTATAAATATAACCAGGTATATTCCATACCTTAACACGTTTAATCTATCTATAGTTTTCCAAGAAACCAGAGACATGCTTACCAGTCAATTAGATTTCAATCAAGAAATGCGACACATTAATAAAGTCAGGTTTAATTATAGAAACCTATCAAAGTTTGTAATACCCAAGGCATATGAACGGTGTACTGAGATAGATGATAGAGTAATAGTAATGGATAGACTTTATGGAAAGAATTTATTAGAAATAACAAATTCTTCAGATTCTTCAGATAATAAAGAATATAGTGCTCTACTATCTCAATTTATAATTAAAAGTTTTCTACATGACCGTCTATATGATGCAGATTTACATGCCGGAAATCTATTTTTCATGAATGTAGACGGTGAAAACAAAATAGGAATAATAGATTATGGTATCATGGGGACGGTAACCGCACACGATCAAAATATATATTATAATTTTTTTATGAAATTATTAATCGATAAACAACCATGGGATTCCGCAGAAATACTAATGCTTGGACTCATATATCCAAAACATAGATACTTGGAGTTATCTGAAGAACGAAAACTAGAAGTCTTAACAAAAACCTCAACTATAATTTCCAATATTATAAAATCTAATACTACGATAGAATTACATCATCTATTTGATATAAATCTTATGTTATATAATTATGAATTAGGGTTAACTAGGGAATTTTGTAGAATACAATTGGCCTTTTCTATCGCCACCTGTTTATGTAAAGAGGTATATGGTAGTAATAGTATGATATTGGACATGTCTAATGCTATTGAAACCTTGATATCGCATGATAAACTATTAGATATTTAATTAAATGGTATAAACCGAATTATTAATATAATATAGATGTCTAACTATATATTAATAGATGGTAGTTATTTTTGCTTTTACAGATATTATGCTCTACTTCGATGGTGGGCCTTGGCAAAGGAGGAAGCATTACTCGACCCTATAGAAAATGTCGAGTTTGTTGAGAAGTTTAAGTCTACGTTTATTCAAAAAGTCAAGGATATTAAACACGCATTAAATATTATAGATCCTATTATAATAGTAGGCAAGGATTGTCCACGAAAAAACATCTGGAGGCATGGATTGATACATGATTATAAGTCAAATAGAGAAAATGATGGATTTCAGGGAAAGTCCTTTTTTAAGATGGCATATGACACCTTATTTGTTGATGCGGGGGTCGACTCTGTCATATCATATGATACCCTGGAAGCCGACGATTGTATTGCTATAACAGTAGAAAGAATCTTGGAAAGTGTAGAAAATCACAATATATGGATTATTACTAGTGATATGGATTATTTGCAATTAGCATCGGATAGAGTACATATATATAACCTAAAATACCAGGATATTACCAAGAGCAAAACTGCCACTGGTAATGCAGAGTGTGATAAATTTTGTAAGATAATATGTGGAGATAAAAGCGATTGTATCGCAGGAGTATTTAAGAACTGCGGTCTTAAAACGGCCTTGAAATTGTATGCAGACAAGGATGCTTTTGAAAAGAAGTTAAATAAGTTTCCGGGTGCCCGAGAAAGATTGCGTATAAACACTCAACTCATAGATTTTAAAATGATTCCTGGAGACCTGCGCGAGGGATTTAGGCGCGAGGTATTGGAAGTAGGTTCCGAGGAGGAGGCTTAATTTGAGAACGATACTTTTTTCCTCCTGGTGCGGTCTTTGTCTTTGTATCGATATCTGTCTTGGTCTCGATATTTATCTTTGTCCCGATATTTATCTTTGTTCCGATATCTGTCTTGGTCCCGATATTTATCTTTGTCCCGATATCTGTCTTGGTCCCGATATCTGTCTTGGTCCCGATATTTGTCTTGGTCACGATATATGTCTTGGTCATGCCTGCTCGGTGGATAGGCGTAGGGATACCTCGTGTATGGCATATATCTAGTATCTTTATTTAGAGTGTTTTTAGGAGCTTTAGCAGTAGCATTCCCAGTATCACTAGTAAACATTACAGGAGTAATAGACGACTTTGTGGATAAGTCTCTCGGACTAAATAAAAAACTATTTTGACCGAATAAAGAGGCATATATTCTATTAATATTTGCACGTTGGTCATCACAAGACATTTTTTGTCTATTCATCATATTATCTCGGTCTTTGCGAATTACATTCAAAGTAATTCGCATTATATAGGTAAGGTCCTTGCTATCCTTCGGTATACTATAATTATCTTCAACGTCGCCTTTTATAATGGTATATAATCGTTCATTTATCAGAGGCTGAGACCTAGTAGACCTAGTAGACCTAGTAGACCTAGTAGACCTAGTAAACCTAGTAGACCTAGTAGACGATTTATTATCCGCAGTATCAATAAGTATCGGTGTATTATTAGGAAGCCAAAGGTTTTTAATATATACCATATTGCTTTTAATAATTCCTATATCTTTTGCTTGTTGAATAGACAGTTTCTTATACCCGCGGGAGGGGTTTGTAGCATAGGTAACAATTGAATGAAATATAACTGGTGAAGATAATGCTTCTCTTTTAGAGGGTGCTTCTGGTACGGCATTTTCAATAAGTTCGTTGGATAGTTTAAAGGTAGGTGGAAAATATATTTTCCTATTTTTGCCAAGTCGTTCAACCATGGAAGTTTTAAACCGAACCTGTTTAGTAATATCCCCCCGTATATTAAGTATTATGCTTAGTGTGCTCATTATTATTATATTATCTTAATATAATAATATTATTTATTTTTTTTTTTGTTGGATTGTCTTAATATAGTGATTGCGTGTTCTACTTCTTTATCGCTAATAATATTATCGCCATTGGTGTCAAGGACGCTTGCTATTTTATGAAAGTATGTTGGACATACACATAATTTGCTTTTGTCATTAAATATATGGTCGGTTAACAGGACAAAGGCCGCGGTCATCAGTATAGATAATAAAATATTTTTAGTAGCAATAAAAACCATAGCAAAAATTAAAAATTCTCTGGCAATCCCAGTTCTGAGAGCATTTTCCTGATTGCTGCTTAAACCAAGTTCAATATATTTGGAACCTATATTTAACATTAACATAGATATTCCCGCGAGAAAGGGACTAGTGTTCATTGGTTCAACCAGGTGTTTGAGATACGCATAGGCATTCATTAACCTATTATGATATTTTAAACTTCCGCAAAGAAGGCATAATTTTTCCCAGAAACGCCAGCCTAGCAGTTCTCTTATGTTTATTGATGATGGCACGAGATGACTCACCTATGGTAGTAAATGATTCTGAACAAGAGTCATATGATGACATGTATAGATATATTAATAAAATACTAATTGTACATATATATATTGACATATGTATAGTCATATATATATATATACGACTATATATGAAATATACTATGGAGCTATAGAATTAATCGGTCTAATACTTTCTTCGGTGGTCAATTGATCCACTTCTAGGTCGCTATCGGGGGTGTCGCAGGCCGTATCACATTGATTTGGACAATTAGAATCAAACTGTACATGTGGGTATTTATTTCGCATGTCCTTAAGACTCATGGTTGCACCAGAAGAGTCCACGAATAATTTTTCACCCTTTACTACCTTGCAGTGTTTTTTACGAAGAGAAATAATAGATTGTAAATTATCAGCTTGCACCTTTTCGGGGTCAATATCCGCCGTCGATTGTATAGTAGACATACCCTCTATAGTAGATTCACTTAGGTATATAAATACTAAGACTGCAAACAGTCCAGATAGCGTAGAATACGTTGATATAACTATAATTGCTAAAACAAATATAGTTTTACCTAGAAAGGTGTTAGTAAAGGCTACCAAGGGAGACGGTGTAGATACTAATATACATAACACCACGAACATTATTATCAAATCCGTATATTGTTTCATAATATATATATATAGATATACATATTATTAAAATGTATGATTACGAATACAGCGTAAATATAATATCTAAATTATTTATATATGAGTTTAGCATTTTATGCATCAGAATATAATGCCTCCCCCATAGATAAACAATTGATTAGTCCGATAGATCAAAAAAGAAATGGCAAAAGAACACTACGGAATAGAGAATCATTTACAAATAGTACTGATCAAAAAATCCAAAATATGCGAAGGGAGATAGGGTTTGATAGTATTGACGAAGAGGACTCGGGTATGAGCGATTTTAATCCACCTCCCATGCCTACTTCTATGGGGGCACAAAAAACCATAGATAAATCACCAGAAAATATAGATATTCCCCGACCAGATGAGTCCCTATCACATAACGATTCGCCAGTGGAAACATTTCAAAATATGCCAACGTTGGCTAGTGATGAATATTATAATCAAGTTGCTCCTTATTATAATAATAATGGTCCAGGACAAGGACAAGGACAAGGTCCACCTACAAACAAAGACGCCTTAGTAGAAAAGTTAGATTATTTGATACATATGTTAGAAGATCAAAAAGACATAAAAACCGACAGCGTAACAGAAGAACTCATATTATATTCTTTTTTAGGAGTATTTATAATTTTTGTACTTGATTCTTTTGCGAAAACCGGAAAATATATGCGCTAATATATAAATAAACATTTATCCGCAGGTACACTATAATGCGCATAATTATAGAGGTAGAGCGCAGTAGGACATGTAGCCACGTTTTCTATTTTATTATCATGGAGATACTTGGTAATAATTGCGCTATCTGATACTTGATTTATATGAACACGGGAAATGTTATATTTTCGTTCGATTCTTCTGCATGCAGATATAAATCCTTTAAAAAATAACTCATTAGATGATGTATTTTTTACACTAGCTAACAATTCGATACTATATATAGATTCGTACACAATGCACGGGCACTGTCTAAAAATATAGCTAGCAATAAGAGCATTATTATATGCTAACGAATATATTATTAGATTACCAGACATAATAAGTGAATAGACGGTAGTTATATCAATGTTTACGGTACATTCATATTTAGGAACCACTGATTTAATCATATCTTTAAAGAGATGGAAATTAGATTTTGTTATTTTAATAAGGGTTGTACATGAATCATTTATTTTTAAAGAAGGGAACTGCTTAAAATTATAAGTAGTCGTATCATATATAGTTAGCGGGACAATTGTAGTAAGTTCACCCTCTCTTTTAAACAAGCATACAGTAGTACTACCATTAAGTCGTCTAGTATTATAAATATGCGTTTGTATAAGGATTGGCGCTATCCCTATTTTTCTACTACCCTTTTTAATAGTTAAATTATCTACATAATCAATGGCAATCGACTGGTCATTGGCAAAGGTTAGACAGGCGGGACTGGAGGTAATGACGCCCACTATGCCCTCCTCGCCTGGTAAATTATTATAATAAACACTGAGGAAGGAGTTGTCCTTGGCAAGATAGGGGAGTATGTCCCCTGGCTCGGGTATATAATTAATTATTTTATTTCTTAAGAAATGTTCTTTGATTAACTTGCAGGAGGCATCAATTATGTCCGTTGGGCAGTCACTCACGGCGTAGGTGTTTACGTGGTCAAAGGAAATATATTTATTGATGGGTGGTAGTTCAGGGTTAATAACCTTATTATTCCATAGCCAATGGCGTACGTCATATAAATGAAACACGGGCTGAATAGTCCAGAAATGTTCAAATAACCGTAGGTAAATATAAATGCCTAGTATTATAAATAGTACAATACCTAATGTAACTAATACAATCATTAGGTATTATAAAGAATATTAAAGTATTAAAATAACGATTACTTGGGCTTTTGTAGAAAGTATATAAATTGGTTATTGTATTGAATACTTGACATTTCCGATTTGGAAATTAATTTAAAGCCCGCGTCAGCGGCCAAGGATAATATTTTCTTTTGTGTAGGCATATACAATTCGTGCTGCTGCTTTCGTACACTATGGTCCCTTCTATGGGTAAACGTTTCGTCGAGAGAAGCGATATCAGTGCTATTATTCATGGTAAAATTGGCTTTGTATAAATGATTTTGAAAGGCGGCCTTTGTGGAAGTAATCCGTTTCGAGGCATATTTTTGAGGGTCAACTTGGTATAACACATCTCCGATTGGTAGGATCGGGTCAAACGTATTTCTATTAACTAAATGGAGTACCAAATACCCTCCTGGTTTTAACCATGACATGCAATTTTGAAAAAACTGTCGTTTATTTTTAATCATATATATGGTGAAATATAAACACATAATATGAGTAAATGTTTGTGGTTGATATAATATGCTTTTAATAGCATCCCCTTGCCTAAATTTACATTTAGGATAATTGATTTTAGATTTATTAATCATGGACTTTGATATATCTACCCCTTCGCACTGAAACCCCTTGCTATTTAATGCTCCTACATGATGTCCTGTGCCGGAACCAATATCTAGTATAAAGCTGTGTTTCGTCGGGTTGGTCTTACTCATAATAAGTCCAATTTCATACATATTTTTATAGTCACTGAAGAGAAGGTCGTCGTATATATTAACATAAAATGTATCATATATATCATTGCCCTTTTTAACAATAAACCTAGGATTGTTCTCAAATGGTTCGATTATTTTTATACCAATGGTGCTAAGAATATATACAAAAATTATTATATCCCAATATAAAAGGATAATTCTATCATCCCGATTTTTTTCCATGTTTTGGATAACATATGATTACTCATTATATATGTATTAGTATTATTATTATTGTATATATTGATGGTATATGGATATATATGAAATTAATGATATTAGAAAAGATAAGGATTTTGCGGGAGTGAGTTTTTCTGGTTATAAAAAAACATTGGTTAAAAAAGAATTATTACAAAGTTTAATAAGCTCAAGCATAGAGCCAGCGGGATACTGGTCGGCTGAATTAATTGCGGCGGGACATTACAGCGACCTATGGGAATTAATTATAATATACATATCGAGACAAATACATATAGGATGTCCAAAATTACCCTTATATATCTCTATCCGCATTAATACCTTTAAAGGTATTGTTGGCAATGGATATATAGATGACCAATTAAGTATGAGAAATAATAAACATATCCGACATTTGTTTGCAGAGATCATTACTACCTTGTGTCTGGCGAAAAAACGCCACACCTTTGATGCTATTAAAATTTCTGGAATATCAGCGTTTTCTATGGAGAACATGTCGGTCAAACTAAAGGCCACCGATCTTTCCTTCGCATCGGTAGCCTTTCTAGAGGAGGATCCTAAGGAAATGATCGTAGCAATAAATGAAATATCATATAACCTATGTCCCTGTTCTCTAAACGGATATACGGCCTGTTATTGGTTGGAGTGGATACTTGAATATGATGCTATGTGTAAATCTAAAAAAATACCATGCATTGCGAAAAGAAGATATGTCGATACAATCGAGAATAAATACCAACAAGAATCGATATGGATTATCTGGGATATAATTAAATATAGAGCAGAGGAAAAACAGTGTAAAATAATTATTAAAATAATAGAGTCCTTATTTGATATGTATTGTTTGCGATTCTCTTCTGGTGTTAAAAAAAGGCGAAAATATCTAATATATAATTGCATATCATTATTGACGGAACCAATCGACCTTACAATACCAATATGGACAGATAAAACCATTATATCCGCCACGACCGACAATCTAATCATTGTGTATAAAGAAATTAAAAAAAATGAGATTTGTCCAAAAACAGACTATTTATTTAATGGGCTTGACCGAAGTAACGCAGACAAGACTCGAGAAAAAATAGCCATAATGAATAATATACTACATCCCCCTACATAATATTATAGATTATATTATAGATTATATTATAGATTATATTATAGATTATATCATCTCCGCCTCCCTCTATTGGTGTAAATATAATTCTAATAATAATTACTACATATATAGATGGACAATATTGTTCTTCCGCCAACTCAAGCAACTATTTCGCCTAGTCACTGGAATATGGGTACATACGTACTGATTATAGTAATCCTGGCCTTTCTAGGATTTAATATATTTACCGCATTGGGCTCTTTTACAAATACTACCGTTGGCATATTTGGCCCCCTTCTATCCAAAATAGGTTATGGTGTAGGAGAAACTATTAAAACTACCGCAGATGTATCTGCCAAGGGCATAAAATTAGGAGCAGACGTAGCATCTGGCACGGTAGATAGTGCCGTCACTATATTAGAGCAAAGCGTTGGGGCAAGTAAGATACAGTTGAATCAGATTGATAATGTGACAACAAATAAAGCACTCGCTTCGTCTGTATTAAAAAATAAACATATTAATATTCCGACACCAGACGAAAGTTCCAGTTCAACGCAAACCATGCATAAGTCGGGATACTGTTATATTGGAGAAGACCGCGGTGTAAGGAGTTGTCTGCAAGTAAACGAGTCGGACACATGTATGTCTGGCAATATATTCCCAACCCAAGATATTTGTATAAATCCTAGCCTAAGAGAATAATATAGATATATTATAAATGGCTGGACCATCTTATAATCAAGGACATGTAGCAAAATTTTCTCCATCCCCGTCAAAAGGCGGAGGTGTGAAACGCATTTTATTTTTTGGGTCATCTATGTCCACGGGCGATAATAAATATATAATTGGTGCTACAGTGGGAGCACAGTCCTCGGCGGTCCGCTCGGCATTAATGCGACGAGCGAGCAACAATGCACAAGGATTGCCTTGTTGTAAAATAAGGTAATCATTTATGTATAATATTGGGTAAATATAGGAGGAATCTCATATCTGTTATGATACTGGCGGAATAATATACTGATTTACGGGAATATTTACTCCACCTCCTCCCTTATATGTCCTACGTGGTTTATAATTAGTTAGAGGAACAGACATATCATTATATAATAATTTATTCCCAGGCACATCACTAGCGCTTGATGGATTATAATAAATCGTCTCTTTTGTACACGAGGGTTTAATATTGGGAAACTTTGGAGGTTTTGGGCGTTTAGCAAAATAAGCAAACTGTTCCTTCTTTGTTAACTTGGAGGAATTATTCTTATATAACAATACCTCGGCTTTTCGTCTCATATCTAATTCGGGTTGCCCGTATTTGTTTAGTTGAAAAGCACATAATGCCGCATTTATGTCCACACGAGTCCACGTTCGTGTAGGAAATGGTCCTCCATAATTAGGAGATGTAGTAGGCCAACTCGCACACTCTACTATACTAGTCATTTATATATTATAATGAGTATATTATATAACATAATGATGATTAATACTCGTCAAAGGAATAGGTATAATCTAAATATGCCTCAGGGTGGTAATAAATTACAAGGGGCATATTCTTTTGCTGATCCTAGAAATCAACGGCATGTTGCTGTCAAGGCATTTGGTAATAATAAAGGACTGGTAGTTAATCAAAATCAGGTAGGAGGGGTGGGTCTTAGATTACCAAATACTACCTGCTGTACTTCATTAAAAACGACTACAGATATAGTCCCTGACCCTGACACTGACCCTGATCCTGACACAGACACAGGCACATATGTAGGCAAATACCATTCTAACACGTTTAGTTTTGCAGGAGAATTTGATGGAGAAGCAAGAAAGGGGGATTGTTTTTTGTCGTATGGTATTATGTAATTTTGTAATTATGACACTATCAATATAATATGCTATACAATAACATATTATATATACTATAAATTTACCTTTAGATAATACATAATATAGTAGTTTAATTAGAATTGCAGGTAAACTATCACACTAAGTTCATGCATTATCTTCATACTTTAATAAATTTAACTTAAAATTGAATTGTATTAAATTGCATTCATTCAAGCACCTATAAGTCGTCAAATACCAACTACAATGGACCTTGCTTTGATGCCAGACACGTATTCTCCTGGAGTGGATGATAATGGAAATTATGTCGATGTCCTGCCATCTAGTATTGTTCATGGACTATATTGTCTATGTGGTTCTAGGAAGGATAAAAGTTATGCAACCATGCAAAAATTTACGGCACATATTAAAACCACCAAGCATAAACAATGGATTAATAATTTGAATTTAAGTAAAGCAAATTATTATGTCGAAATGATTAAATATAAGGACTTGGTGGATGTCCAAAAGAAGCAGATAATTAATTTGGAAAATAAGAATAGTCGAAGCATGAGTACTATTAAAAGCCTAACCGACCAACTACTAGATTATGATACACCTGATAGTTGTAGAACTACCAGCAGTACAGACCTGCTAGGAATAAATTAAGAGTTATACATGTCACCGTTACCATTAAAATACCATTTTAAGGATAAGAAATCATTGGTTTTATTTTTTTCTGAAATGCTACTACTACTACCAAGCATATTTAAGGAGGGACCCTTATCAACGATGGACTGTATTTGATTAGTTCCTATAGCTGAATCAAAATATCTTAGGGACGACGTATAACCAGAAAACCCACCGTTCATAGATACATATACGTCTCCATAGTTTTGTTTGGGAACTCCCTTAAGAATATGTCGTTTTGTAAGTCTACCGTTAATGTATACATCTAAAATGTGTTGTGCGTCAACCCGTATAATCACGTTTAACCATTTATTTAATGGAATATCCTTAATAATTATTTCCTCATTAATAACTTCAAAGGTATTCATTAATACTACTAAATCATTTGTCCCAGGAGCAATATATAGCCCAGGGGCATTGTTGGGCTGGTTTACTCCAATGGGAGGAGTAGTTACATTAATATCATCATTGCCTTTATGAAAGATGTGCTTAAATTCCCCCTTACGATAAACCAAGTCATCTATATTAATCCAAACAGACCATGTAAAAACAATACCCTCGTCTGCATTTTTCGATCTTAAAATGGGAATTGCTCCATTTATAGAAGGGTCTTGCGGGATTCTAATCATCTGTTTTGCGTCAATCATTCCATTAATTAAAATGGGGTTAGCGGAGGGAGCAAATATCCACGATAAAATCGAAGTACCTATTCGCAAGAGCACCGCAAAAAGAATTATTATTAATACTAAGAATGCTAATTTGGCTACAATACTATTAGAATTTAAAAAGTCTTTAGTACCAGATATATATTTATTGGAAGAGAAATCACCAAAAGTGTTCTTTCCCTTATCGGCAATATTTAAAAGCCCAGAACTCATATATAATAATACTATATATAGTTTATATCTCAAAACTAGATTGTTCTTTATTATCTTCTAGAAAACTGATTTTAATTCTATATTTATTGAAAATACTCCCAATAGTACTCCCACCAAAACCAGTTTTGTATATATTATATGCCTGCTGTGGGTTGCTAGCATCGTCCCAATATTCAAAGTTTGATGTCCACCCATTAAATCCGCCCATCGGAGTAACAATGATATTAGCATCTGGGTTTACCTTGGCTATACCAGGCAAGACACATGTTCGCACGAGTTTGCCGTCAATATATACGTCCAAGGTTCGACCATATAGACTAATTGTTAAGTTTACCCAACTTTGAAGTGGAAAGTTCTTAATAGTGCATTTATGTATAATTGAATTATCAGAAGTTCCGCCAGTAGTTTGGTTTTGTGGGTAACACGAAACAGAAACAGTGATATCATTTTCCATTGCTCCTAAAACCACTGATGGGCCAGGAGATTTATCCTCGTCTGTTCGGGACAATAGTACCTTTGGTTCACCAAATCGATAATTCCAATCCTCGACATAAAACCACATGGAATATGTATAATTACTCGTATTATTGTTGTTGGGTAGGGTACTTGCCTGTATAACTTGTTTTATATTTCCCGCCTGCATGATAGTCAAACTAGTAGCGGTTTTGAAATAGTAGGTTAATATTAAATATAGTAAAATTATTACAATTACCACTGTTAAAATTATTTTTACCAGTTCCATATTATATAATACATTTAGAAATTATCTAAATTACTGGATTAGGCATACTTCTAAGGGCTTTATATATATTTTCTATCTGTCTTGCTTGAATAATATGTTTTGTATAAGTCACATTACATATCCCACCTTCAATGCCATTATTCTTCCCAACTATTATATTTTCATACGACATATATGGTGCAATATCTGGTTGGGACCCAACTAGAACACCATTCAAAAATACATCCATGGTACCTCCATCATAATTAATTACTATATTATTCCATGCCTGATATGGAATCTCTCTGGTTTCATATATAGTACTTTCCTCATTCCCTTTAATGTTACAAGATACTCTTAGCACATTTTCTAATCCATTAAATTCCACGGCAGGTTTTCTACCAAATTCCAATATATTTGTAAACTTGGTATAGGCCGCCCTAGTATT